TCGTCTTCGATCGCGCCCAGTGCGGGAGACGTTTTTGCGCGCGGGGCGTTTTTCGTATGAGCGCGAAAAAGCCCGTGGCGCGCGCGCAGGGGCATCGCAAACACGTCGGGCTCGCGCTCGTGCCGGATGTCACCGCGGTGCCGATGGGGCACGAACCCCCGCCCGACCTCTTGCCGGCGGTGCTGGCTGACTGGAAGGCGTTCTGGCGCACCGAGTTCTCGCAACTCGTCAACTGGGACCGAGACCATCGGGCGTTCAGTCGGTTGTTCAAGCTGTACGATCTGCGGCTGCGGCTCGAGGCGGCAGTGGAAGGCGAGGACGGGGTGCCGCAGGTGCTGGTGGAGGGGTCGCAGGAACAGCAGATACTGAACCCCGCGCTGCGCCACATGGCGACGATCGACGACAAGATCTTGCAGCTTGAGCAGCAGTTCGGCCTGACCCCACGGAGTGCCGCGGGGCTGGGGTTGCAGATCGGGGGCCTCAAGAAGACGCTGGACGACCTGAACCGGGAAGCCAACGCCCGTGCCTACGGCAGTCGCAAAGCGCCGACGCGCAAAGCCGCGCGTTCGTAAGCGCCTCAGTCTCGGCGCCCTGGTGGGCTGGTGGATCGAGAATCATCTCGTCCACGGCGAGGGGGACTATTTCGGGAAGCCGTTCCTGCTCGAGCGGCCGTGGCAGTGGGCCATGCTCGATGCGCTCTACGCGCTGCTGCCGGATGGGACGCGGCGCTACGACGAGGCGCTCGTGGGATTGCCCAAGGGTCAGGGCAAGACGCCCCTGGCGGCTGCCGTGGCCTGCGCGGAGTTCGCCGGCCCGGTCGTCTTCGACGGGTGGAACAAGGACGGCACGCCGCGGGGCACGGCACGTCTGTCGCCCGACATCCCGGTGGCGGCGGTTTCATATGAGCAGGCGGATCGGGTGTTCGGCGCGGCGCGGATGATGATCCGGCACGGGGCGCTGGGCGAGCTCTGCGACGTTTTCGACACCGAGATCCTGTTCAAGGATGGGAGCCCGGGGCGGATGTACAAGGTGCCGGCGGTCGCGGGGGCGAACGACGGCGGCTTCCATTCGTTCTTTGTGGCGGACGAGCTGCACGAGTGGGTGGGCACGAAGGAGCGGGTACATCTGATTCTCTCGAACAATCGGGCGAAGCGGCGCGGGGCCTGGCAGCTCGCGATCACCACGGCGGGATGGGACATGAGTTCCCTGCTCGGCAAGCGGTACGCCGAGGCGCAGCGGGCGGCAGATGCTCAGGGGAAGTCGCTCCGCGAGGGACTGGAGGTGTCGCCGCGCGCGCTCGTGATCTGGTGGGAGGCCGGGGCCGAGTGGGATTTGGAGCAGCCGAAGGAACTGGAGGCCGCGATCCGCGAGGCGAACCCGGCGGTGGGCAGCTTTCTGCCGATCGAGAACGTGATCGCGCAGTACCCGAAGATCGCGACGCATGAGTTCCGCCGGTACTTCTTGAACCAGTTTACCGCGGCGCCGACCCAGTGGTTGCCGACGGATCTCTGGGAGGCCGCGAAGCGTCCCGACGTGGTGCCCGATGGCACGGCCATGGTCTTGGGGTTTGACGGCTCCTACAACCGGGACTCCACGGCGCTAATTGGCTGCACGCTCGAGGAGCCGCGGCTGGTGACGCTGGGGATCTGGGAGCGGCCGGAGGGCGTGAAGGAGTGGACGGTGCCACGTGGGGAGGTACTCGGGGCGATCGACGCGGCGCTCGCGAGGTACGAAGTCCGGATGCTTGCGGCGGACGACACCTTCGGCCGGATCTGGGCCATGGACTTGGAGGCGCTACAGGGCAAGGGCATCGAGGTCGTCGAGTGGCCGACGCGGTCGCAGTCGCGGATCGCGCCAGCAGCCGCCCAAGTGTATGGCGCGATAAAGGACAAGCGACTCACGCAGGATGGGGATCCGGTCCTCGCGGCGCACGTGGGGCATTGCGTCTCGAAAGGCACGCGCTGGGGCCTCGTGCCGACCAAGGAATCCCCGGACTCGCCCCGGCATATCGACGGCGCCATTGCGGCGATCATCGCCTATGACACGGCGGTGCGGCAGACCTCGGGCGCATGGGACTTCTCGGCGTTCGAGCTTCCCGGAGTGTGACGATGCCGAAGATGCAACTTGACGAGACGATCGAACTGCCGATGGAGGAGCGGCCCATTCGGGTGTCGCGGGATGTCGAAACCTTTCTCCTTGCGACCCTCCGGGCGCTCACGCCCAAGCAGCGGCCGGCGGCGAAGCGCGCCATCATCGCGGTCTATCAATGTGGGAAGCAGATGGAGCACGGTCAGTGGATCACGATGTACCGGGAGCGCATCGAGGAAGCCGTGGACGTGTTGAAGGCTGAGAAGGTCATCGCGTGAAACGGTCGCTCGTCGCTCGCAAGGCGCGCGCCACGATCAAGGGCGTGACGTGGGACTTCACGCCGGCGAGCAGCGTCCCGATATGGGAGGCGGCGCGCCAGAGCGGCGATGGTCTCAAGTCCTCCGTCGTCACCTCGGCCTTGTGCTGGGTGATGAAAGCCTTCCCCGAGGCACCAGTCGTTGTCGAAAAGATGGAGGATGAGCAGTGGAAGATCGCGCTCCGGCATCCGCTCGCCAAGCTCCTCAGCCAGCCGAACCCGTTCTACGGCGGCCGCGTGTTGTGGATGGCGACCGTCATGGACTTCTGTTTCGGTGAGGCGTTCTGGCTCAAGGTGCGGAACGGCGCCGACGAGGTGGTCGAGCTCTGGTGGGTTCCCCGCGCGCTCATGGTGCCGCGCTGGGACGATCTCCAGAGTCCCGGCGTGTTCGTGACGCACTACGAATACACGGTGGCGGGTCGCATGATCACCGTGGCCCCGCGGGATGTGGTGCACTTCCGCTTCGGCATGGACCCGGCGAATACCCGGCGGGGATTCTCGCCGCTCGCTTCGGTGATGCGGGATGTCTACATCGACGATCAGGCGTCGAACTTCACGGCGTCGATCTTGAAGAACTTGGGCATCATTGGCGTCGTATTCTCGCCGAAGGGCACCGGGATGATCCCGAAGGAGCAAGCCGACAAGCTCAAGGATTACGTCGGCAAAGCCTTCACGGGGGACAAGCGGGCCCAGGCGATGGTCTTCACGGGGGCGATGGAAGCGCAGTTGATGCAGTACAATCTCCAGGGCTTTGACGTCGGGCCGCTGCGCGACATCTCGGAGGAGCGGGTCTGCGCGGCGCTCTCGATTCAGCCGGCCGTCGTTGGGTTTGGGACGGGACTGCAGCAGACGAAGGTCGGTGCCACGATGAAGGAAGTCGTCAAGCTCTCCTGGGAGCAGGGCATCGAGCCGAACCAGGCAATCTGCGCGGAGGAACTGAACCGGTCCCTCTTGCCCGAGTTTCAAGGGAACACGGCGCTCTTCCGCACGCGGTTTGATACCTCGGTCGTGGACGCCATCAATGAATCCAAGGCCGAGAAAACCGACCGGGTCACCAAACTCACGGCGGGGAACATCATCACGATCGCGCAGGCTCAGCGGGAACTCGGGTATCCCGTCGACAAGGCCGTCGACAAATACGTTCGAGAATTGAGTGCGCCAGCGGCCACGGACCCAGCAACCGCAGATCCGCCGCCTGCGCCGAAGCCACCACCGGAGGATGACCCAAATGCCACACCCTGAAGAGACCCTCGAACTCAAGACGCTCGGCGCGCTCGAAATCAAGAGCGAGGCGGAGGGTCGGGTGGAGGCGGTGATCGCCACCCTGAACGTCGTGGACAAGGACGCGGATGTCATCGCCGATGGGGCCTTGAAGAATGGCGCGAAGGTGAAACTCTCGAGCTATGGACACGACGCCGTGTTCGGGGACATGCCCGTGGGCAAGGGCGCCCTCTTCGTCGAGGGCGACAAGGCGGTCTTCCGCGGGCAGTATTTCCTCGGGACCCAGCGTGGGCTCGAAGCCTTCAATACCATCAAAGCGCTCGGCACGGATCAGGAGTGGTCGTTCGGATTCCGGGTCCTGAAGGCCGAAGACCCGGGGGACGAGTGGCGGGCGAAGGGTGCGCGCCGGGTCCTGACGAAACTCGCGGCCTTTGAGGTGAGCCCGGTCATCATCGGGGCGGGCGTGGGCACGGGGACGGTGGACGTGAAGGAGGCCGCAGCTGCGGCGGCTGCGGAGGCTCTGGCTGCAGCGGAAGCCGTGCGGCTCCAGGAGGAGGAGCGCAAGGCGGTCGCCCTAGCGGCGGTCAATGCGGAGGGCGCGAAGCTGTTCGCGCGCGCGCGGCCGCTTCTCGGTAGAAAGTCGTAGGAAATGGCGACTTATCCGCTACGCTGTGACCGTTGTCGCCACTTTCTGACGAATCTCAACGTCCCGGTAGAGCTCGTCGGCACGTGCCGCGCGTCCTCGGCGGAACAGATTCCGCGGGCCCATCCGCGTGAAGAACGGCATCGCTGTCGGTCTTGCGGATTCGTCAACGTCTTCCATCCGTTGACGGAACCGACGCCGGTCTGTACTATGTAGACACAGAAGTTCGACAGTCGACAGGGCCCTCACGACGGCCGGTCATGCGCGATCCCGCGCTGGTCGGCCGTTTGCCTTTCCGGTCGCCAGCCATCCCGGAGACGGCCCATGTCCGAATCGAATCTGCTCGTCGAGAAGCGCCAGGAACTCGCGGCCAAGGCGAAGAAATTCCAGGAGGTCATGGACGCCAGCAACACCGAGTCTGGCGGGACCGACCTGTCGAAAGCGGACGTGCTGGCAAAACTCGGCGCGACCGACGCGAGCGACGCGAAGGACAAGATCGCGTCGATGTACGCGGAGATCACCGTC